GAGACTGAGATTAGAAAGAATGGCTGGGTGAATTTACACTATGTAAAAACAGTATTTGAAATGACACAAGAAGATTTTGAGATGTTTAAAGAATATCATACATCACAAAAATTGAAAAACATTTTTAATAAAGAAAAAGAAAGGACTAACTAAAATGCTGAAAGGATTTTATTGTCCACAGGACAAAGAACCTTCAGAATTCCCAGACTTTAAGAAATGTTTAAATTGTAAAAGCCAGTGCTTACCAATAACTGTTATTGATGCTTTATTCAGCGAACGAAATTTAGAACCAGGTGTTTATCATGTTACGGAACTAACAAA